CAAGAGGCTATCGCGCACCTCATGCTGGCCGACAAGGACATTGCATGCGGTATCTACCCTAAGAAGGAAGTGAACTGGGATAGCGTCAACCGCGCTGCCGTTGAAGGTAAGACGAACCTTGCGGACTATGCCGGAGCCTTTGTGTTTAATATGATAGGTGGAGAACATGCAGAGTCAGACGAGACAGGTTGCATCGAAGTCCGCCATGGCGGCACAGGCTTCATGCTCATCAAGCGGGGGGTATTCGAGGAGTTGATACCACACGTGCCAACATATCGCACATCGTCGATGAAAGACCCAGAGACAGGCGAGTATGTTAAGCCGTTAACCCATGAGTTTTTCGCCACCAGCATAGACGATACCGGCGCACTGCTGAGCGAAGATTACCATTTTTGTGAACTGTGGCGCAAACACGGTGGCAAAATACACGCCCACCCGTTCATCAAGCTACACCATGTAGGCACGTATGTGTTTGGTGGTGACATCCTGCAAAGCGGTGGCAATCTTAAATAAGGAGCAAACGATATGAAGAAAACTAAAGCATCTGCGGTTATGGGACTGCTAAAGAAGGGTTACAGCGTCAAGGAAATCAAAGAGCGCATAGCGGTCAGTGACAGCTATATCTGGGCAGTTAAGAAGCAGATGGCGGCGGGGGTAGAAGCCGAGGTGGAGACACCGAAACCCGGCGAGTTTATCCAAGCTGATACTAATGTAGATGCAATACTTGACGCTCGGGGTTCCCGTTATGGGAACTTCCTCGACCATGCGCGGATCACCCAGCGACTTAAGGAAGTGGCTCACGGCTTCGCTGCGCATCACGGCAAGTCTTTCGATGTCGATCAGGCCGAGGCGCTGGACATGATCTTCCATAAGATCGGGCGCATCTTAAATGGTGACCCGAACTACGCTGATAGCTGGATTGACATTGCTGGCTATGCTAAGCTGGTGGCTGATCGTTTAGAAGGAAAAGTACGATAGCATGACAGCATGGTCCTATAGCAGCATCAAGACCTTCGACCAGTGTCCGAAGAAATACTTCCACCTCAAGGTTGTGAAGGACGTCAAGGATGATCCCGGCGAGGCCGCTGTCTATGGGACCGCTGTTCATGAGGCGGCAGAGTTGTTCGTTAAGGACGGCACACCCATCCCTAATAAGTTTGCTTTCATGCGCCCCATCGTGGAGCCATTGGCGACTAAGCAGGGCGTGAAGCACACCGAACTGAAGGTAGGTGTCAAGAAGACGGATGCTGGCTTCGAACCCTGCGGCTTCTTCGACAAGGACGTATGGTACAGGGGGATCGTGGACTTACTGATTGTGGACGACACCAAGGGTTGGATGATCGACTACAAGACAGGCAAGAACGCCAAGTACGCAGACATGAAGCAGCTAGACCTGATGGCAGGCGCGCTCTTTATCAAGCACCCTGAGTTGGAAACCATCAAGTCTGCTTTGGCATATGTGGTTAGCCAAGAGTTTCCGAATAAGACGCACACACGTGATAAGCTGGATGCGTATATGTCGGTGTTCGACGACCAGCTAGATCAGTTGGACGCAGCCATAGAAAATGGTGTATGGAATGCCAAGACAAGCCCGTTGTGTGGGTGGTGCCCCGTCACCTCCTGCGAGCACTGGAAACCCCGGAGGAAGTGATGGCACGAGATTACCGCGCTGAATACGATAAGTACCAAGGTACCGAGCAGCAAAAGAAGAATCGAGCGCAGCGCAATGCAGCCCGTGCCAAGCTGGTGAAAGCTGGTAAAGCCAAGAAGGGTGACGGCAAAGACGCTGGCCATGTGAAAGCCATTGATAAGGGTGGCTCAATCAAGGACGGTCTTCGGCTCGTCAGCAAATCTACCAACCGCTCGTTCAAGCGGGACAGCAAGGGCAACCTCGTGAGTGAGACAAGCAAGCGCGAACGCAAAAAATAAACACCAAGGAGCAAACTGGTGCAAATCGTTGAAAACAAAGCCCTTCTCCTGAAGGTGCCCGACCCGTCTGTGGTCACGGATAACATCCATAAGAGCGCCGAGGTCAAGGAAGGCGTGCTTGTCAAATGGGGACAGGCCGAGAGTGAAATCCTAGCGCAGCTTGGCTTCGCAGATACCCCCTCGCCCATGCTCAAGTCCTACCAGTGGACGGGTAAGTTCGAGCCGTTCAAACACCAGAAGACCACAGCGTCCTTTCTCTCCATCCGCAAGCGGGCGTTCTGTTTCAACGAGCAGGGCACAGGTAAAACAGCCAGTGTTATCTGGGCAGCCGACTACCTCATGAACCGTGGCTTGGTGAAGCGCGTGCTGGTGCTATGTCCGCTCTCGATCATGAAGTCAGCGTGGCAGCAAGACCTATTCAAGTTCGCCATGCACCGTTCGTGCAGCGTGGCGCATGGTGCCGCCAAGCAGCGGGAGAAGATTATCAACGCTGGGGCTGAGTTCGTCATCCTTAACTTTGACGGACTGGCTGTGGTCAAGGATGCTATCGCCAAGGGTGGCTTCGACCTGATCGTAATTGACGAGGCCAACGCCTACAAGAACCCCACGACCAACCGCTGGAAGATATTAAACCGCTTGGTGCGCGACACTGACCCACGCTTATGGATGCTGACAGGTACGCCAGCGGCGCAGTCTCCGGTGGATGCTTATGGTCTGGCTCGCATGATGGACCTGCCGGGATGCCCCAAATATTATGGCGTCTTCCGTGACAGCGTGATGCGCAAAGTGACCCAGTTTAAATGGACGCCCAAGAGCAACGCACAGGCAATCGTCCATAATGTGTTGCAGCCAGCCATCCGGTTCGAGAAGAAGGATTGCTTGGACCTGCCGCTTGTAACGCACATCGAGCGCGAAGCACCCCTCACCCCGCAGCAGCGCAAATATTATAATGAGCTTAAGAACCAGTTGCTGTTCGAAGCCAGTGGCGAAGAGGTCAGCGCAATCAATGCTGCGACCAAGCTCAACAAGCTGCTCCAGATCAGCGGAGGTGCGGTCTATACGGATACTGGTGAGGTATTGGAGTTCGACGTGTCCAACCGCCTGAACGTGGTGTTGGAAGTCATCGAGGAAGCCAGCCATAAGGTGCTGGTCTTTATCCCCTTCACCCACACCATCGAGCTTCTACGCGCCCGTCTGGAGAAGGAAGGCATCACGTGCGATGTCATCAACGGTAAGGTGCCAGTCAACAAGCGCAGCGATATCGTCGATAAGTTCCAGAGGGAACCGAACCCGCGTGTCCTGCTCATCCAACCAAAGGCAGCAAGCCATGGTCTGACCCTGACGGCAGCCGACACCATCATCTGGTACGCACCCACAACGAGCGTGGAAACTTACCTACAGGCAAATGCCCGTATCGACCGCGCAGGGCAGAAGAACGCCATGACCGTGGTGCATATCAAGGGCAGCCCAGTGGAAGAGCGGTTGTACGGCATGTTGCGGGGCAACATCGACAATCACCAGAAAATTATCGACTTATACAAACAAGAACTTGACACTGTATAGTCATGCCCGTAAGCACGGGAAATAACGAAGGAGCAAACCATGACTGATAAACTACCCGTAGAGAAGCTTGTCGCTGCGTACCGCAAAATCCGTGCGGCCATCGCAGAAGAGGAAGAAGTGTTCGAAGCTAAGGTCGCAGACCTTAAGGAGAAGCTGGAGCTTATATCCAGAGAGCTTCTGGATTTCTGCAACGACCAGAATGTTGACAGCATCCGCACGCCTGCTGGCACCCTATCAAGGCGCATCCAGTCCCGCTACTGGACGACCGACTGGGAGCAGATGTATAAATTTATCGAAGAGCATAACGTGCCGTTTCTGCTTGAGAAGCGCCTGCACAATGGTAACATCAAGCAGTTCATGGAGGATAATCCGGGCATCCTCCCAGTCGGCCTACAGGTCGATAACAAGTACGTAGTCCATGTTCGGAAACCAACCGAGAAGTAAGGAGCAAGCTATGGATGACGAAGACAGATTACTCCGTGAAGATGATTTCCGCGACAACGCGCTGCATAAAGCGTTATTAATGGCCCAAATCCTTGGACCTACCAAAGACCAGACAAGGCCCAGCGCCGAAGCCGTTGTTGAAATCGCCCAGACATTTTACACATTCCTTAAAGGAGAAACTAAGTGAACGAGATAACTATTTTTGACCAGCCGACTGAGGGTGGTTTTGTCCGGCGTGAGTCGGGCCGTCTGGACCGTATGGGTGGTGGGATAACCTCACGCCGTATTAAGATCAGCAACGGACGCGTCTTCAAGCGCGTTGTCAACGGCGAAGAGATTGGTAAGGCTGTCGATAAGCAGCTTGATGTCATCATCGTCGATTGGCTTCTTGACCCAAGCCGTAAGTTTTATGCCGGTGCCTACGATAAAAACGCCAAGGCGACGCTACCCGATTGCTGGTCGAACGACGGTATTAATCCGGAAAGCTCAGCCAAAGCTCGGCAGGCCAAGTCCTGCATGGAATGCCCCAAGAACGTGAAGGGTTCCGGCTCTAACGGTCAGGGTAAGGCTTGTCGCTATGAGCGTCGTCTGGCTGTCCTCGTCGCTGGTGATTCATCCGGTGATGTTTACCAGATCACGGTCCCCGGCGGGTCTCTGTTTAGCAATAACATCGGCAACCTTTATGGGTTTGAAGGCTATAAGAAATTCCTGATGGCTAATAATGCAGCCCCCGACACGGTTGTAACTAGCCTTATCTATGACCTCGAAACCGACACGGCCAAGTTGTGGTTCAAGGCAGCGAGCTATTTGAACCCGCAGCAAGCTGCTGCTGTGGACGTTGCGCAGAAGGACCCTGTTACAGATCGTTATCTTAAGCTGACGGCTGCGGCAGTAGATGGAGCCAAGGCTATTGCTGCTCCGGAACCTGTGGCTGCTATTGCACCGGCCACTGCGTCGGTTAATCCGTTTGGTGACGATGACGATGCTGATGAGGAAGAAGCTCCCGTAAAGCGCACTGCCAAGAAAGAAACTCCTGCTGCTCCCAAGGCTGAACTGAACGAAGTTCTTGGTGACTGGCTCGATGATGATGATGATGAGGGTTAAATGATGCAAGGTTACACCATCCGTGTAGCCGAGGCGACTAACAACGCTGACGGTAGCCTCGTGGGAGTCCAGCTTGGACGTTTATGTATCAAGCACGACATCTCGGTGTCGCAAGTGGCTCGTGACCTCGGGGTTACCCGTCAGACGATTTATAGTTGGTTTAGTGGAAGGTCCGAGCCGCAGGCGTATTACGCTACGTCTGTGCGCCGGATGCTCGAAGAGCTTACACAAGCCAACACCTGACCCTCGGTACAATTACAAATTATTAGCGAGCGCTGCTCGCAACGGAGAAGATTTCGATGGAGAACGTAGACCTCCTTGACTTTGTACAGCCAGCCACTGGTTGGTTTGCTGTACTTGGTATTAAGGGGCCACGTGACGTCCGACAGGAGCTAGTTTCCACACGAAGGGAAGTTGATGCACTGGCAGAGCAATATGTCGCAGAGGGCCGCAATGTCTTCTTCGGGGTAGCCAAGTACGCAACGGGGGATAACCGCACCAAGGAAAATGTCAGAGCGCTTAAAGCTTTCTGGTTGGACATTGACTGCGGGGAAGCCAAGGCACAGGTCAATCCGGAGACGGGTAGGCCAGATGGGTATATCAATCAGGCTGCTGGTTTACGGGCACTTAAAGAGTTTTGTTCTGTCGTTGGGTTACCAAAGCCCACGCTGGTCAACTCAGGCGGTGGGCTGCATGTTTACTGGCCGTTGGAAGAAGAGATCACACGGGCCGAATGGGAGCCTGTAGCTGAGCGCTTCAAGGATATATGCCGCACCCAGAACTTCTATGTGGATGACAAGGTGTTTGAGGTAGCGCGCATATTGCGCATACCGGGCACTTATAACTTCAAGGAGGAAACGCCACGGCCCGTAAGCATAATAGCGGCTGGTAAGACAACAACACTGGATGACTTCCGGCGCATACTTGGTGTGGTGGATAAGCCCAAGCGGTCTATCTTCGACGACAATTATGAAGCCAGTCCTCGCGAACTCGCGATGTATAACGGCATTGGCTACAGCTTCAAACGTATCATGCAGCGCACAGCCAAGGGGGACGGCTGTAACCAGCTTCTGCACGCCTATAAGAACCGGACCACCATCGGTTACTACGAGTGGTTCTATGCGTTGTCCGTGGCTGCAATGTGTGAGGATGCTGACAAGGCAGTCCACATGATGTCGGATGGCTACCCAGACTATGACCCAGAGACGGTCGAGAGCAAGGTAGCTACCATCCGGAAGGCGACTAGCTGTGCCAAGTTCAAGAGTGTCAACCCAGAGTTGTGTGAAGGGTGTCCGCACTTTGGTAAGATCATGGGGCCAAAGGACTTAGGCAGGCAGATCAAGGAAGCCACGACCGACATAGTCGAGGTGGAGACAGAGGAAGGCGAAGTAGAAGCCTTCACCGTGCCGAAATACCCCAAACCCTATTACAGGGGTGACGGAGGCGGTATCTGGTGGGAGCCAAGCAAGAAGGCCGAAGACGATGAGGCTATGCCGGTACAGGTCTATGAATACGACCTTTATCCGGTCAAGATCATGGATGATAGTATTGACGGGAACGTCGTGCTGTTTCGGTTGCACCTTCCCCACAACAACACCAAGGAATTTATTTCCCCGCTCAAGCATGTGCTCGACCCAACGGAACTACGCAAAGTGCTTAGTTCTAAGGGCGTCATCAGCACTGGTAAGAAGCAGGCACATCTGTTGGAGTTCACGGCACTTATGCTCAATGACCTCC